ATTCCAATATTGACGTTATCGTTGAATATTGCGTAATGGAGTAAGTAAGATACTACAGTTGTAGACTTACCAGTCTGACGAGGCATCTTACAGATATTGAATCTGTGCTTATGGAAGTTTGAAATCAACTTCTCCTGAAAAGGATACATTTCAAAGTTGACCAAACCCTCGTCTACGTTAACAATTTTTATATGTTCGTGCGTAAAATAAACTGGATCGTCTTTACACTTTAGGAACTCTGCAATATGTTCCTTAGTGAATTCGGTTTGTGTATTAGCCTTCTTTAGATTCGGATTACCAAGATAGATGTCACTTTTTGCAGCCATAATTTATTTTGGAGTAAAAACAGCAGCCTCTATATACTGACTAAAAGATTTTTCTTCCTTAGCATCATACCCTGATGTAAAAGCACTTACACCACTTTTTGCCTTGCTTCCAACATAACCTGCTACTTTTGCAGATGCATTAGCAACTTTAGCACCTGTCTTCAATCCTGATTTTATTTTATCTTTTCTTTTATCTGTGAGTTTATCAATTGCTTTTAGTTTTCTCTCACCTCTTTTAGTTCTCTTGTCATCAGGACCATCAGGTTCACCTACCCTAGGATTCTGTTTCTGTGTAATTGGACCACCCTTTTCTCTCTTCTTAGCATTCTCACCCTTCTTCTTATCTTTTACTTCAGTTGCTGTTACATCTATAGTAGGACCAGACTTCTCGATGGATGAACTATTCATCACACGAGATTCACCTAGACCTCTAACCTTCTTTAGTTTTTCTAAAGCAGCATTAAGTTTTGCCTTCTTCTTTATAGCAGAAGGTTTCTTTCTTCTGGAAACTTCTTCCTGTCTGAGACTATTGATTACATTCTGTCCAGTATCAAGTGCAGTTGTTTTTAAAGTGGACTTCAACTGATTCCCAGCCCTCTCTCTACTTTTCTTAGTAAGAAGATCTTTTACGCTAATATTCTTATTTTGATTCAGATAACTCGTGACACCAGTTTTGATGATGTCACTGACATCATCTTTTGTAAAAACCTTTTGATTCATACCACTTATAACATTTCTTATAAAATTTTTATCTTTTTTAAAAAATTCATCTTTAGGTCTTGAGAATCCGCCACGAGTATTATCAGGTACAGTACCAGACCTTCCTCGTATGGGTTTTAGATTTTCTTCTTTAGACATCAACTTAGATTTCATTGCACCATATCCACGGTTACGTTTAGACTTTTTATCACGCCTTCTAGGATCCTTCCATCCACCTACTCTATGTGCAGTAGCATTTTCACCTCTCTGCTTTGAATCTACTGTAGACCCTCTTGGATATAAAGATGCTTGCATTGATTTATAATCAGCAGTTCTTTCAGGATCTTCAAAAAGCAGAGTAGAATTTTCCATAAGATTATTTAGCTTTCTTACCCATCTCCTTTAGCATTTTTTGAAGGTCAGCTGTGCTACCCACAAACAGAGAATTGTTAGTGACATTCTTTGGACCTTTATCCTCATCCAAATCTTTCATCTTCTTTTGAAGATCTATTAACTTATCTGTAGTATCTGCAACATGCTTGATAAGTTGACCAGCAACTTCATATGCTCTTGGATGCTGTGAATCTTGACATACATCCAATATACCATTGACAGCCTCCTGTCCTTTCTCTACAAGGTTATAGAGTTGTCCTCTACTGTACTCATAGTCCTTTGTTGGATCATCCTGATCCTTTACCTGCTTTGCAATTTTTCTTTTCTCTCTGACAATCTCTGACTTTACGTCAAGTGCCTTATCAATAGGATCATAATCATTGTTCATTACTGAACCTCCACATCTTTTCCTTGTACGGTACTATATTCGAGACCATCATTACCAAAGAATGATTTAACCTCACTGAATCCAAAGTCATCACCAACCTCAATTGCTGCACTATCAGTAGCATCAACTTGATTTATAGTATCACCAGTGTAGTGCTCACTGATGGTGGTACCAAATTGACCTCTATGTACTATTACATTGTTACCATCAATCTCCCTAATATACATAACTTCTTCATTGATTTGAATATAAGTCTGTGTATTGATACTACCCATATTACTCAACTTGATTAGAGTCTTCCTCTTATCTACATTTGCAGTTAAAGTAGAAGCAGCGTCGTCATTATAATCTTTGGTAGCCTGTGGAGTAACAGTATATCTTTGTGCTCTTGGTGCTCTAATATTTGTAGAGTAGTCCACCTGAACCTTCTTGATAATACCGTTCTCATCTGTTGGAAGTTCTTGATAGAAGTATGTCTTAGCAACAAAGTCTAAATCATATTGTATAAATCTCCTATTAGAATAATCTCCTTCATACTCATCAGTAAAGGATACGTTTCTTAGAGTAAATGGTATATCTCTTTTCTCTTCTACTCCTTCCAACATATTAATTGTAACAGCATATGATGGTTGGAAGAATGGTAATATCTGCTCTATTATTTGTAGAGAATCATCTTGTAACTTAGTAGCAAAACTCAATCTAAATCCTATATCATAAGGAACAGGAAGATACATCTTCTTGACCTTAGTTTTAGATGCTGGACTCTTCATTGTAAACTTAGTTATCGGAGATGCTTTCCTTGTAGTGTCGTAGGTAAAGGATGACATCTCAAATGATAACCTAGGCAAAGTAATTGCTACGTTGTCATCAAAATTTTGTTGTTGTTCTATTCTTGATAAGAACCTTTGCATAGGACCATATGCAATAGGAACTTTTACTTGACTTATAGACTTACCATCACTAGCAAATTTCTTGACACGGATGTTATTGAACAGTGTACCAAAGGCAATCACTGACTTGCGTATCGTTTCATTGTAAAAATAACTGCCTAACATTATACCTCACCAAATGGATTTTGTTCTGTGAAATCTAGAATAGATGTATCTGCATACACCTCAATTTCATCACCAGTGTTCACCACGTCATCATCATCATAGTCAATGCTATTTAGAATGTAGGCTGCACCAGCATTTGTGTAGATAGTTTCACCAACAGAGAAGTTGTCTGAAAGGTTTCTTGCCAATAGTGTTCCTGTTGGTTTATCCCATTTGGATACTCTTGCAGTTGTTAATGAAGATGCACCAGTAATCATCTCACCATATAAGAAGGTTCCAACTCCAACTGTTGATCCAGTACCAATAGTAATTGTAGGAGCAACAGTATATCCATAACCACTGTTTGTAACTTGTATATCAGATACAACTCTAGTTGTTGTATTGATAAATGCAGTAGCGATAGCAGTTTGACCACCTGTAGGTGCAGCAGTAAATGTAACTGTAGGAGCAACTGAGTATTGCTGACCTGCAGCAGTAAGAGTTACAATTCCAACAGAACCAATAGTTCCAATACCAGCAGATGCAGTTGCACCAGAACCTTTTCCGTCATCTGGTAGGAATTGTACGGTTGGTGTAGCGGTATATCCAGCACCAGGATCAGTTATCTCAATCTTATCAACCAGCAATGATGTGAAGTTTCTAGTACCAGTAGTACTTGTTATTGCTACTGCCTGTGCAGTTCTACCAGCTCCTATAGGTGGAGAAATCTGAACTCTTGGTGCATTAGTATATCCAGTACCACCAGTTATCATGTCTATCTTATAGACAGCACCACTCTCTAGACTTGTTACAGCAGTTGCTGTTGTACCTGCAGCAACCAACGTCATAGTTACATTATATCCAGCAGTCTCAAAGTCATCGTCAACAGCAGTAAGTCCTGTATCAATCTCTTCATCCTCATACTCGAATGGTTCTAGTGTGAGTTGATATGTATAATTCTCTTGTAATTGATAGAAGTTATGAACATCATCTACATACTTGATCTCAAATAATATATCTCTCAATGGAAACCACAATAGATCACCTTCCAGTGGTCTTGTAGGGTCTTTAGATAATCCAGTTACACCCGTAAGTAATGGTGTAATGTATTCTTTATATCTTACTTGAGATATCAATACCTTCATCTCTGCAGTAGATCTAACACCGAACTTAGTCAGCATGTTATATCCACTATCAAATCCTTCATAGGATTCAATATATGCTTCTATAGGAAATGCTCTGTCAAACTTTGATGTAGTTACTTCACGTAATACAGTCTTAGTATTCACAAAGATACGTGGCATATAGATGAACTCTATGCCATGCATCGATATAGTTTCGTTGATCAGATCCTGTACTAGGTGCTGTTCACTTTTACTACCTTGTAGAAAGAAGGGATTTAGTGCCATTAGCCAATCATATCCATTACTGGTAATTCATATTCAGTTGCCATCTTATCTTCTAATGCTTGAATTTCAGCAACACCATCTTCATAGATCTGTCTACCATTTAGTTCTACACCACCTGGTAGTTTTACACCTTGATATTTGATTAGGTTTTGCCCCCACTGCTTTTTCAATTTTGCAGTTAGGTATTTTCTGACCCATCTATCCTCATATACATTACGAAACTCCTCAGGATCTAATACTCTATAACATTCTATAATAAGATAATCATCTTCTTTCAAACTAGAGTAATCAGTGTCAATATATAATCTATTTTGTCTTCTATTAAATCTTATCTGCTTATCTGGATGTAATATAAAATCAAGATCTTCTAGGTATCTCTTAGTCTGTGTGTAACTCAAGAGTTCCATAGAACTAAAGTAATATATCTCATTCAAGAACAACTGATATGTCAAGTTGAACATGTTAGACGCTATAGCACGACTATCAACTTTCCAAACCTTTTCAATACCTATAACAGGATCTGGTATTTGAATAAAGTTTTGTGTTTCTTCAAATGAAAAAGTAGTAGAACCTATACCTGCGATACTTACACTCGAACTAGTAGTTGTTGTTATACCAGTAGAAGTCACATGACCATCTTTACCACTTGCCTGAACAGTATCAGTAAAATCTTTAGTTATCTTATGCTTCATAAACATCTTCTCAACACCATCCATATGACGGTCTTGATACAGCATAATAGTATCGTCTAAAGCATCATAAATTTGCTCATCGGCAAGATTAATTTCCAAAACAGGGTAACCCAACTGCCTCTTAGCATATCCGATTAGATCATACTTTGTTGTAAGATGCCCTGCCATGTTATACCCTACTTTTTATATATTTATGAACGTCGAATACAGACATCTATTTGATCTCCTACATTTCCTGCAACTGCATCTACCAAAGTTACAGCAGGGTCACCAATAGAATAATCTACTGTAGGTGTCTGTTGAACACCATTGATGAACACTTGCATATTATCTTCTGTAATAGATGTAGCAGTTGGTGTGAAGTTTACTTGTTGATCTGTTGCTACAAAAGCATCCTCTGCATCATCAGAAACAATTTCTACATGATCACCTGTAGCACATGGAGCAACTAATGTTACAGGTGCAGCAACACCATAATCTGTACCATTTCTAAGTTTTGTTCCATTAACATATACCCTAAAATATTTCTGAGCAGCACTACTACCAGTCAGAGTAAAGAGTGTTTGCCCTTCTGTTGCAGTGAAATACTCTTCATCAATAGTATGATTGTAATAAACTACAGTTCTAACTTCATCTCCAACAGTAGTAGCACTATGAAGAGTTATTGTTGAGTTTGACGATGCAGTAAAATCTTTAGTTGCATTACCAGCACCAGCAGGTCTTTGTTTGAGACCGTTGAGGAATACCTGAACACTTCTAGTACTAGTACCATCAAACCAAGGATGTACTGTAGCAAATGCAGTTTGACCTTGAGTACATGTAGTTACACCAGCAGATATAGTTGTAGCAGCACCTGTAGCACCTCCACCAC